ACTGAGCAGTTGCACGATTCATATACAACTTAGTCTCGGGTGAACCAATCAAAGCAGCAGGCAACGCATTGATAACAGCATTCAAGTTAGCAATAACAGTTGATGCGCTCAAAGTAGCAGCCCAAGTTTGGTCAGCAGAACCACTCAATCCAGCCTTCAACTTCTTTTCGAATCCATCGAATGCATCATAAGTACCTGCGGTATCACCTTGCCAAATAGTATATTCGATAGTCTCACCAACTTTTGCAGCAGCATATCCAATCAAGAAATCGGCAAAGTTAGAAGGCACTACATCATTGATGAATCCGCGACCTGTTTGAGCAGCTTCCCAATCACGAGCGAACTCGCTCTTGCACAACTCCAAGTTAGTTTTCAAATCTTTAACTTCCAAAACAGCTTGATCCAAGTTCAAGTCACCAGCTTGTCCGAAATCACATACAGTGCCATCTTGAACCAAAGATGCACCATTAGACAACTTCTTCAATACTGCTTTGTATTTAACACCTTCTTTAAGGGTTACATAGTTTTTAGCTAAGGTATCTCCTGATAAGATAGCTGCGTTGATGTAAGGCAACGCTAATTCACCTGCGTAGGTTGAATTGTTAATTGATAAACTTGACATTTTTTTTCTTTTTTATTTTTATTTGTATTTATTCATTACTGCAAACACTCTATTCTTGACATCCATTTTAGCCAAGTCCATAGGTGCGCTCTTTTGAGCAACTGCAACAGACTTCTTTACTGAATCAACAGCTGGTTGCTTTGACATCTTTTCGATGGTTGCAGAAAGAGTCTCTTTCTCAGCGTTCAATGTTGCAATCTTAGCTTCGAATGCCTCAACCAAAGAGTTGATTGTTGACTCGAATTCCTCACGGCTAACTCCATCAAATGCAGCTTGTTCTTCCTTTTCGATTTCAATTTCAACTTTTGGTTCTTCTGTCTCAGGTTCTTTAATCTCAGCGATAACACCACCGCTTACAACGATTACTTTGCCTTCGGCAGTTGTGTGTTCTCCATCGGGAGCAGGAACGGGATTTCCGTCTGCATCCATTACGAATAGTTCGCTACCTACTTTGAATTCAGCATCGGGTGAATACACCTCAGTGCCATCAGCAAGAATGGCCATTGCCATCTGTTGCTCTTTTTTGATTTCGCCATCCGCAGAAAGTTGAATGCCAAATGCCTTCAATCTATCAGCGTACTTTGAAACAATCTCTGTGACTGTGTTCATATCTACTTTTTTGTTTTTCTACCTATTAGTAGCAAAACCCCTACTTTTGTTCCGCATAGTTTTTGTTTAGGTTCGTTTGTTTAGTTGTTACAACAAGAAAGCCCCCCAAACGTGGAGGGCTTTTTTGTCGGGTAAACAATACACCTGCACAGGTGTAATCTTACAGACCGCTTAACTCATTTTCGAGTTCTTTCATTATTTTTTCAATCTCCTGCTGCGTCATATACTCGTCACTTATCTCAGTGAAGAATCCCTCCAATGAAAAGCCTTTGACATCACCTTGTTTGATTGATGCCCACACCTCATCATTGTCTATCTTCATACCAATACACCAAGTACCTTCCGGAAAGGAGAATCCAAAATTTTGGCTCTTATCGAATTGCCCTTCTGTTATCCAAGACTCCACAACCGTGCAACCTGCAACTGGGATTTCATGCTCTAAATTGGAGTTGTGATGCATATTTCTTTTGAGATATTCCTGCGCTATCTTATTGATTGTCTCCTTTGAGTATTTGCAATAGTACTCACGCCCTACGGCATCAACTCGGTAGATCAATTGCTCGGGAATCATCACCGCACCATACACCATCTTGCGCTCACCTTCTTCAACTGCTGCTTGTTGTACTTTGCGTGTTTTAGATAGTGCTACAAAATCCACTTCAATAGCAGGATTTTCAACAAGGCTCATTGCGTGAACACCAAGATATCCACTATCGTCAATGGTGTACTCAATAACTTTTACTTCTTCTTCTTTCATTTTATTTAATTAATTTTGATTGGTCTAAAATCTTCTGTTGTGCATCTTGTGCCGATGTTACATTAGTAGCTAAAACGTAAGATTGTATCGGTTGTGCTTTCGTTTGTCCATTGTTCAAGAAAGATAAATCCAATGCAGGTGCAGAGGTTGAACCTCCACCGCCTCCACCCATTGCACCACCACCACCTGATGGAGTTGTAGAATCAAATTTAGATGAATCAAAAGTAGTCTTTTGAATTTTAGCAATATTAGCAGCAGCAGCTATACCAGCAGTTGCAGCAGCAATGAAACGTGCAGGGCCAACCAAAGTAGGATCAGCCAATACAGACATCACACTTTGAGTTCCACTGATTGACGCTTGTGCTAACTGCAACGCTTTATTTATCTTAAATGACTTTAATGCATTCTTTTTTGAGTTAGCAGGAAATGCATCGTTTAATGCAATGAGTGAACCAAGTGCATCTGTTGCCATTTGTACTCTTTTCTCTTGCTCTTGCCTTTCAATATCAGCAGCATCCTTTGCATTTTTTATTTTAGCATCTTTGATTTGATCATTAAGTGCTATTTCTTGTTGTGCAAATTCTTGTTCTTTTTGATTGTAAGCTATTTGCGCATCTAATCTTGCTTGTGTTCCTTCTGCGTGTGCATTTATTTGCTCTTGTAATCGTGCTAATTCAAGTTTTCGTTCTTCACCTAAAACGTATTTAAGTGCATTTAATCGCATTAAATCACCTTTGATTCGTTCGGCATAGAATCTTTGATTTTCAATAGATAATTCATTAGTAGCTTCTGCTTCACTTTTCAATAAATCATTTTTCTCTTTGCTCAATGCAAGGTCATTCATCTGTTGTTCCGACCTTAACCCTGCAATCTTTGCACGTACACCATCAGCATTTGCGAGTGCTTGTGTTAATGCTACCTGATTATCTATGGTATTGTTGTGCTGAACCATTGCAGCAGCTGCATCAACTTGTGCTTGTGCTGCTTTAAGTTCTGCTTCTTCTTGTTTATCAAGGACATCACCTAATTCATTATTAGCTTTAATCCTATCATCAATAGACTTTCGCTCATCATCACGTGCTTGGCGCAATAACTCCGCACTCCTATCATATTGCTCTGCTAATCTCGCTTGTTCTGCTGCGGCTAACTTTGCATTATTTTGCAATGTGACTAATTGCTGATTTGCTTCAACAGTTTTACTTATGTATTTGCCAAAAGTTTCAACCGCAGTAGTAACTGTTTCTGTGACTTTGTCAACTGTATCATCAACGCCAGTAAGGACATCAATACTCTCTTTTCCTGCCGCCTTTAATGTCTCAAAAGATTTGGAAAATTCACCACTGAAAAATTCAGCTACTGCCTTTCCAATTAATCCCAATGTTTCACCAAATGAAACAAAACGCTCAATTAGATTTTCTTTAATGGCCTCACCTAATTTTTGTAATGAACCAAGAGGATCCTCAAATATTGCTTTGAAATAGTCAACTACTTGCCCTGCATTTTCAGTAATAAAGTTGAATGCATCTTTTACAATATCGGACAATGTTCCCATTGCCACACTGAAAAAATCAACTATTTTTTGATTACCTGCAAGAACTTCTTTTACCGCACCAATAGCAGTAGCAACCAAACCAATAACACCCAAAGACTTGGCAATGTTACCAGCCATATCTTTAAATGATTTAGTTGCTGCAGTTGCTGACTTTTTCGCATTATCGCCAATATCATCAACCTTTTTGCTGATGTTGTCAACCTTTTTAACAACACCGCTATCATCTATTTGGAATTCTAAAACGTATTTATTGTCAGCCATTGAAAATCATTTTTAATAATTGATATGTCCCCCAAATTAAAGTAGCAATAACGCTTAAATTGATGCCTTTTGTTAGCCAATTTGGTAGCTTATTTTCGTTCGATGGATGGGTTGACTTGATGCCCATCTTTTGCATCTCGCAAATGTTCTTAAAGGTCTGCTGTGGATTATTCATAGTGATACTGATTATAAATTAATTGACCTCCAACAAA